AACCTCATCGACTACAACGACCCTAATATTTTCTTGATACATTTCTCCGGTAGTCCGCGGTGTAAATCTATATCGACCATTGGGCATGAGCTTGGCATGATAAATTAGCTTATGCACTGTTGTAGCGCCAGGACATCCTTTGTTTTTCAATACATTTGCTGCTTTACCCGTATAAGCTACGTATCTTACACTCTCTGGGTTAAGGTTCATAGCAGCGATAATGAACTTAATCAAGGTGCTCTTTCCAGTCCCCGCATACCCAGATATTACGGTATACTTTTCCCGGTCCTTATATCTCTGAAGCGCGATGCGAAGTCCTTCTTGTTGCTTGTTCGTAAGTTCCATTTTCGTGTCTCACCACCCAGTCTGTATATTCTTGAAAGTCTACATTATACCTACTGGTGAAATACATAGTTGTATCGTAGCCGTCTAAATCATCAAATAAATATATTCCATACTGATTTCTTACTTCTGGCTCATACTTTTCTTCTAATACTTCACGTAGATTCCATAGACTTCTTCCGTCTGTTAAAAATTCACTAAAATCATATTTATCTAACACTTCAATATTATACTTAAATGCTTTATCAAATTCACATTGTTCTTCTATCCATTTAGTAGCATACTTTTCGCTCATTAGTATTTACTCCTACTTCTAATTCTATATATATTATACAATATTATATTAAAATAGTCAAATAGCGGCTAGGCATTTTCTAATTCAAAAAATACCTAGCCGCCTTTTGGTTCCTGCGTCGGATGTGACTGCCCTCTGCGGCCGGGCCGCTTTGAGGACTTTTAATTTACAAAATAATCATAAGCTTTCGTCGCGTTCTTCTGACGAGCTAAGTATGACTCTTCAGCACAGCGTTCATATGCCTTCGCAAACATTAGTGCGGCCGCGCACTCGTCGGAGAGGTCAAGGAAGTCTTGATATTTGTATCCTCTCTTGTAACAAAAGCCGAAGTTATTTAATTCTTCTTCTATTGTATTGCCTAAAATTTCACACTGTTCAATCAAACTTGTGTCTGTGATATATGGATAATACCTTTTGCTCCATTGACAAATCCCATAATATCCTTTGCTATTTGCATTATATTTCAATTCAAGGGTGCCGCCACCCACTTCTGCCATTAAATTGCCCATAATTCCGGCAATTACATAATCGTTATAATTTAATTCACTTTTACAATATAACCAAATGTAAGTAGCAACTGGATATTCTGCAAATTTATCTTCCCATGAAGCCAATTCTTTTTCAGCATACTTTTTGATTTCTTCAGCTTGGCACCAGTTTTCTTTAGCTGTAGAAATTATTATATGGTCGTCTGTATACCCTAACAATCTGGCGTATTCGGCCATATTATGGGCATAACCTTGTTGCGATTCAGAAGTATCTATAACATCATATAATTCCATAATATAATCAAATTCTGTAATAGACAATTCCTCTGTTGCGAATGCTTGTTGCATTATTATAAATACTATGCTTATTATAAGACTTAATAGTCTAATACTTTTTTTCATTGTCGTTCCTCCTAATTTATGCAATTAGGATGTGCAATTTTAATTAAAAGTAATAGGCAGCTTTACTTAAAACTTCAAAATCTTCAATAATAATTTGAGGATTTATAATACCGTTCCACTCATTTTTTTCACAAGTACCAACAATATTAATAATTACACAACCTAAATTTGAATCTGGACAAAGTGATTCAAATTCTTCTTTTGATGATTTAAATTTAATTAAAGATAAACCATTATCACAAGTAATTTTGATTGTAGGGCTTTTGTCGGGTGACATTAGTGTGATATTATTTTTAGTGATGTGAATATCTTCTACTGCAACTTTAGGCTCTTCGATTCCTTGTCCCCATACGCTTTTATATTCAGCTATTTTAAGTATATTTTGATTCTTCGTAGATAAATCTTTAAATGGCCATATAAAATCAACATGATAACAGGCAGAAATATCCATTGAAGACAAATTAGTATATACATACTGCTTAAATGCTTCAATATTCTCATTGGGGATAGAAATACCAAAGGCGCTTGCATGGCCCGAGCAATACTCTGTTAAGTTGCTATGCAAAAGGAATTCACGTAGATTAGATAACTGAGAATAAGTTGAGTTCCTTGCGCTCCCACGCCACATGAAGGTAGTAACCTCGCCGGTGAGGGGGTCGGTCTCGATAAAAGGTTTTAGAATCAAGACCGGTTTCATATATTCACTCATAATCTAATTCGCAATTAAACCAGTCAAATTATCCTCAATAGGCTCGGTTAATTGAATAATTAAAATAGGATATTGATTTAATTCATTTTCTTCGATATTAGCTTTGATAATATTTAGACTTGAATCTCTTGCTTTTGCTTGTCTATTTTTAATATTACTCGCAGTTCGACAAGCCTGCTCTACCCTAGTCTCTTCTTCGCCTTTATGTCCACGCTTTGTGGAAGGCAACATATCATATGCCTTAAAGTCTAGCATGGATTCAAACAGCAGTAACTTCTCTGCCGCGGTCCCCATACGGATGACCGCATTTACATAAGGAGCAATATAAAATGAAACGCCGAAAGGTGTCACGTTGCCTTTTAACGAATACTCCTGTTGTTGCACCATCTGTTGTATAAAAGCGTTTTTAATATTTAATAACCCTTCATTAATAATTTCTTTGGTCTCAAAGTCTCGAAGGTCCATGACATCAGCGATAATCCCCAAAGCAGCTAAATCTATAAGGTCTTCGCTATAATTAGTGCCAACAATCTAATCAATATAGGAACAAAACTTGTAAACAATTCCTGCTCCTGATAATGATTTCGTAGGATAATCACATGACTAATTGTTAATTACACAGGCATATTCTGATTTCTGTTCTACCTCATGGTGGTCTAAGACCAGAATGTCACATCCGCGCTCTTTTAGAATCTAATGCTGCTCTATATCATTACTACCAGCATCTGGGACAATAACAAGAGCCACATCATTAGGCACATCCGCCGCAATAATACCATGTTCCTTGCCAGGATGCATCTTATACTAGATTAATGACTGCACATGTGCTGGAGCTATTTTATTGAGGTAGTTAATAAGAATAGCTGAGCTGGTGAATCCATCACAATCGGGGTCAACCTAAATAAAAATTTTACTATTCTTCGCTAAATGCTGCACTAGCATCTAAGCACCTTGATGAATATTATCTAATAAACCAGGATTTAAGATATCCTATTTAGACGTATGTAAATAGTGTTCCATATCTGGAATAGAAAAATCACGGTTTAAAAAAATCTATTCAATTACATCATTTGTTTCTATTGGGCCTATTAATTTATATTTCATTAAATGTATTTATATGCTTGAAATGGGCGTAAGATTATTTGAGGTTTGATGATTGTTTGTATAAATTCTTCTGAAATATTATGATCAATATAAGCAACATTATATCGTTGACGACTAATATTTTGTGTCGTTGTAATATCCCAGTAATCACCATTAGAAAAATATAGTTGAGCATGGTCATCAATAATCCAGCGTTTTTCTCTTAAAGAATATCCTACTTTACCATAATCTTTTACTAATTTTTCTACTTCTGCAAGGATACGCTCTTTATTTCTTAACCAAATAATTCCACGCATACTTCCTCTTTCTTATAAAATAATTCTTTCGTTAAATAAAGTTAAAAAATTTTCTATTCCACAATCTATTGGAGCATCTTTATAATCAGTTATTAGCTCTTTATCAAAAATGAAACTAATTAATACAAAGTTCTTGTATTTATTATACAGATTTAATAATTTGCGTTTTAACTGCTTAAATTCTTTATCTCCAATTGCTTGAAACTGTCTATCAAAAGCAATAATAATTTCTTCTACTCCAAGATTTAACAAAAGCTGTATTTGATACAATGAAATATTACTACCACAACAGGCCACCGATATATCATTGTTAACGCCAAAGTAAGAAGCATATTTCAGACAGCTTTTCTCTGATTCAAAGATTATTGCCTTTTTGGTTTTCATAATGTTGTCTTTGCTATTGTTTAGATTGTATAAATTAAACCCTAATGGATGATTATATAAAATGTTGTTAATTTTAATAGGACGATATTTACCATATAGTTCACAATCTTCTTCACTTAGGTATCTACCTCGCAGACCGATAAATCTATTATCTATATCAAAATGCGGGATGGTAATTTGGTCAGTACCAGGGTAGTAGCCTATCTGCGCAAATTGCAGGATATGTGAAGCAATATCTTCATTAAGCCATGGGGTTAACTGAACGTCATAATTAAAACGGTCTAATATTGAAATATCATATTCTTTAAGGACGACTTGTTCAGAAGATACTTTAATCTCTTGGATGCGGTCATAATTTTCCAAAATTTTCCAGTCCGCAAGTTCCTCGCCAAAAGACTCGTCAGTATCTTCTTCATATCCACTTAAATGAAAATAATTAACAATCCAAGCAACAGCTGAATGTAATGATAATTGAATGTGCATTTGAATAGATGATACTTTAATTAAAAGTTCATAAATATCAAATACCCCGTTCTCACAACCTGTATAACAGGTAAAAAGTTTGCTGTTTGAGTAATAATATAGCTTTCTAGAGGCTTTATCATCAGGATGATTGTGACAAATTGTCCTAGATATAATTCCAGTGGGGCAATATTCTGGTTCACCGCCCCACTGTTGTAATAATTCAAATATCTATTCGTCGGTTAAAGCCTCTTTAATTTCAGACTTATTATATGAAATCATTGAATAGTAACCTTAACACACTGTTGCTTTAAACCAAATTGTTCATTGACATATTTAATTAAATAGTCTTGAACGTTTGTGTTTTTAGGCTTTTGCTTAAGGATTTCCTTAGCAAGAGTCGATGGCATAAGATATTCAATACTGCCAGGTTTTTCTGTCATAAATATCTCCTCTTAAAAAGCAGATTCTTCTATCAATTCAATTTTTATATCGTCCATTTGAATTAGCTCATAGTCCCAACCCGTAGCAAACATTGGGATGATGCGGCAGGTGCCTAAATCCGCCTTACACCACAAGTATACACCCTTATATCTGCCTCTGCGGTTCTTATAGACCGAGAGTTTAATATTTGGTTTGTCAAAGCTAGACTTAGAGAGTATTGGCTCCAATGCTTGATAATCTTTTTGTCTAGCCGGCAAGAGAATTAAGCCTACATCTATTTTATCAGCGATACTTTTAGCTCCGCGCAGGAGGTTTTGGTCAGGGGTTTCACTATCTTGGTAATCGCTATTAAGCTGCGTTGCTGAAAGAATGAAGACCCCATAGAGATTGCATAAATCTTTCAGCCGATTGGACAACATAAATAATACATTGTCTTCTCTCAAACGAACTCCTCCGCTACGCTGTGTGATCTCTTCAAGAATTTTCATGCTAGTCATAAGATAGTCAAATATGATATAGTGAACGTCATGGTCTCTAATACCCTTTTTGATACGATTCTCAATATCTTGGAGAGAAAAGTCGGGTAATTGGTCTATATATAATGGACTATTTTGTAAAATCCGTGCGGCTTCTCTTACTCTATCTTCTTCGTCTCCTTCGTAGTAACCATTGATGATATGCTCTTCATTGACATTAGACAAAAATGCTAACATCATTGTCTGCACTTCTTCAATATCTTGCTCTGTTGTAATATACAGAACTGGTTGTGCGGCGCCAGTTTTTATCCAGCCAAACATTTCATCATAAATGCAGTTGCAACCAATATAACAGGCATCTGCTATCATACTACGAGTCTTGCCAACGCCGGTAGGAGCTGACCTCAAGTAGAACTTACGTAATCTCGCACCCCGCGTTACCGTGTTAATGAGGGGCCCATAGAGGGGAACCCCCACTTCT